AAAATGACTGAAACAAGAAAACTAAAAGAAATGTTAAGTAAAGGCTGGAAAGAAATCAGAGCGTCTAAAAATAAAACATGGCCGCGATTTGGGATTGAAATGTTTTTGCTGCAATGTATAATCCAATGCAACAAAGCATTAAACGAGAAAGAAAAAAATGAAGACACAACAAGCTCTTAAAATTATAGGCGGCTCGCTGTCTAAACCATCAAAGATGCCTGGCTGGTCGATAGGTTTACCGGCCAAAGAGTGCAAGACAGGCGGCAAGCTTCAAGCTGTAAAGGGCAGCGTCTGCTTTGACTGTTACGCGCTCAAAGGTTGTTATGTCTTCAAGGTTGTGCAGGATGCACAGTATCGAAGGCTGGCAGCCATCAAGAGCCCGGACTGGGTCCAGGCAATGGCTCACCTGATCAACAGCAAAAAGCCCGACGTGTTTAGATGGCACGATTCCGGGGACGTTCAAGATCTAGATCACTTACAAAAAATTTATGAAGTCTGCAGGTTGACACCTTCAAAGCGTCACTGGTTACCGACCCGTGAAGCCTGGATTAAGGACCATCTACAGCACAAGCCAAACAATTTAGTCATACGATTTAGCGCGCCCATGGTTGACCAGCGGGCGCCTGCTTCGTGGCCCAACTCTTCAGAGGTTGTAACTTCAGGGGCCAGCTGTCCCGCAGCTCAACAAGATAATGAGTGTCGAGACTGTCGACAATGCTGGGACCCTATGATAAAAACTATTAAATACGGTAAACACTAATGTTTAAACACCCTAAATATTATAAAGAATTACGCAAGTCTGCAGAAAAACTACGTAATAAATCGGATCAGGCCATTAGTCATGCTAACTCGACGCGTGGGCCTAGCGACGTGCGTCCTGGTCCGGGCCAACAGCATCAAGCTTCAAGCGTCAAGCTTTCGAACCAACCTTTTGAAGCATCAAGCGACAAGCGTCAAGCCCCAAGCAGCAAGCGTCAAGCTTAAAGCCGCAAGCAACAAGCTCCATGATACGTGAACCACGGAAAAGTTTCACGGTACGAGGACCAAGGGCCTCTACCATGATAAAAGTATTGTGTGGATGCTTCACATGAAAGCTAATTTGGTGTGGTGAAAATTTAATCTTGTTACCCGAAGTGACTTTTAACTCTATTGTAAAAAAGTGGCCCCTAGCATTGCTGACCAGTAAATCAGGAGTCCCATGTAAGCTATTATTTTCAAGTCTAATAAGCGAAAAATCACTGAAATGTTTTTTAATTTTTTGATATAATTTACGCTCTGGTCCCATGCATTTTTCAAGGTTACTCCTGTGTTCAAAAGTTAATAATCTTTAACAAAACCAGGAGGCATAATTAGTTTTTCTTCACGTTGTGGTTTTAAAACTACACGAATTGAAGTGTCACCTGGCTCATTATTTTGGTGTACTTCAATACGTTTAATCTCTTCAAGATAACCTTTGCTACTCATGATGTAGATTCTAGCGTTTGATACGGCGTTGCCTTTCGAACCGTTAGGACCTTCAGTGAACTTGTCTAGATATTCTTGCAGGTGTTTTACAAACATTATTTACGCAACCTGGATGTTAATTCTGTTATCACTTTTTTATAACCTTGCAATAAGTTTTTATTTTTTTCATTCTCTGATGCTATTTGTTTTAATCCCCAGATCTCATTCTTCTGCATTGTAATTAATTGAACATAACCATCAAGAGCTTCTTCCAACTCTTCAATACGTCTAGTAAGATCTAACTTTCCTCTGTCCTCTTTCATATCTTGACTTTATAACAATGTTACCTTAAATTGTCAACATGGGTGTTCCAAAAAGATTAACAGAGATGCAGCAAAGGTTTGCAGAATTTTTAGTATTCGGTGGACCAGACGGACCTATGACTCAAACAGAAGCAGCAACGGCTGCTGGGTATAGTCCTAAACGTGCAAGACAAGAAGGGTCAGAACTTTGTAATCCAAAACAATCTCCACTTGTTGTAAAATATATTGGACAATTAAGAGAAGAAAGAATTCGTAAACATGAAGTGACTTATGAAAATCATGTTGCAGAACTTGCTAGACTTCGTGAGGCCGCTTTAAAGAAAGGTTCATTCTCTTCAGCAGTGAATGCGGAAGCAAACAGAGGAAAAGCAGCAGGACTATACATAGATAGAAAAATAATAAAAACAGGAAAACTAGAGGACCTATCAGAACAAGAGTTAGAAGCAAAGATGAAACAAATACTAGACGATTACGCACAGATAATTGATGTAACTCCATCTGATTCTGCTGACGTTCCATCATCTATAACTTATGAATCTTCTTCACCCACTGACGAGGAATCATCGTCCGATCCCCAAAAGTAATACTATCATCATCTAAATCATAAGACGCAAATAATTTTATAGAATTTTTATCTTTGGAATATAACCAACCTTCATTAACAGGTCTTGCTAACTTCATCTTGTCAAACTCTTTGTCAGTAGCCCAGCCCGAGTCGCTGACACAATCTATCCACTCCACTCGAACTCTCGGATAAGGTATATCGGGAGAACCTTCAGCTGCAATTCGTTTTCGTCTTTTCCTAGGCATAATTATTTTTACTCTTTCGACACCTAAATGACAATTTATTTTTTTGTTGCGCTAAAAATAAAAAAAAGTTGAGAGGTGTCGCAAAACCTTGAAATTGAGCTATAACCATTGGTACATATGAATAGTAGCTTCGACACCCCCCCCGTCGCAAGGGTATCGCAAGGGTATCGCAAGTGTCGACTTTTTGCCTTAATCTTGCCATAGTTGTACACCTCTGACGCAGTTTAGACCAAAGTTCGACACCTTTGCGACACCCTGCCGACACCCTGCCGACACCCATTCGATACTTCAAACTCCTGGATATTTTACTTGATAATCCTATAAATAGGGCAGTATTCATTACCTATAATACTTGTCTGTTTGCCTTATTTTCGTCATAATGTAGACTCATTACTGCCAACTTGTCTTCAGCTTCAGCTATTTTCATTAACAGTTTATCTACCTCCCCTGTAATATCAGGGTGTTCTGGTATTACTAGCTCATGCTCACTATAACATTTTATTTTATATTTAGCGTCTTCTATTTCAGCTTCGTACCTCTTCATTAGAACTGTTCTAATCTGATTATTCATCTTTATCCTCCTTCATAATTATTTTACCATTTTGATCCATATACATTATCCATGATTTTTTACCGTCAAAGTAATAACCATGTAATTCTAGTTTACGCGCCATTAAAAAAATCCTCCGGGTTCATTGGTGTTGTTCTTTCTTTCTCATCATGTATTAATTCATGATACATATCCAAACGTTTAAGAAATTTATGCTTCCACTTACGAAGTTCTGCTCCTTCAACTTTGAATTCTTGATAATATAAATCAGGAGTACAAATCATTATAACCCCTTGTTCTATCTTACTATTATGCACGTAGTCATGTGCCATACAATACGCAGCAATCTGCATAAAGTAATCTTCAATCCAATCTTCTCTCTTTGGTCTATTTGATTGTTTAAAATCTACAACAGTATCTTTGCCATTATGCTTACAAACCAAGTCAGTAGACCCAGCGTATAGCCCAGGATAATACAATGTAACTTCCGAGCCGTAATACTCTTCAACCGGTGTAAGACCGATCTCAATAACTTTGTCGGCCATGGCTTTCGCCTTCTGTCCGAGCTCTGTAAGATCATCGTACCCAGTTCCGAGAACATAGTGTTCGAGAAATTTGTGCATGGCTGTGCCCCGCCTACTAGATAGATTCTTGATTCGCTCTGCTTCTTGTTCTCCAACTTTAGCCGTCCAGTCTTTTAAAAATTGTTTATCTTTGGTGGCCCCTAATATCGTAGTCACAGAAGGAAGTCTAGTACCATTTACATCATAGAGCCGTGTTCCGTGGTCCTCGATCCGTGATGCATCGACATAGGTATACTTGTCGTTATGTTTTATCTTTTTACCTATGTTGTGGTATTCTTTTATATCTTCGTCACTCATCATACTTTTAACTTCATATTACCCGATACAGTTATTCTATATCCATCGCTCGTGTAAAATGGATATACTATGTGTGCTTGGCTTGCCGGAAACATAAACATCTTACCTTCAAAACTTTTATCTACATTAATTAAAGTAGACTCTAAACCACCATTAGCTCTATTATTTACAAACGCTAACCTCGATGTATGGATCTGTTGTTCTCTATCTTCACAATTTAAACCACTAAAATATTTATCTTCTTCTTTTAAATCGTAAGGAATATTTATAAATATAATAAAAGAAAACACACCAGAATGGTCATGTAATGGATTAAACTCATGTTTTTTTTGATAGTTTACCCAAAGACTATCTAAATACCAAGGTCTCCCCTCCGATAGTACATCAAAACCTTTTAAATACTTTTCAAACCAAGGATGAGCGATAGATTGTATAAAAAATGATTCAACCTCTGGTACAATTTCTTTTATTATATACTCTTCTTTAATGTGTCCAATTAATTTACTTTGATTACCTATGTTATCTTTTTTAGCTTTTATTACTGCTTTTTTTATCCATTCAAAATGTTGTTTAGGTAATGCAAAATTAGCAATACTAATTCCAGGTAATATTCTATTTTGTATAGTTCTTTCCCATTCAGACATAATTATTTTTTATCCTTCCCTGCTAAATACTTTGGTGCAAATCTGTGAATGTTATTAATAGGTGCTGTGTCATGAAAATTACCACTGACCGAGATCCGTGTGCAGTCAGACTTGTAGGGTGCAACCCAATGTTTGAGCCACGCAGGAAAGATAAACATATCTCCTTCCTCCGGAAAGAAAGACATATAAGTTATAGCGTCTCTTGGTCCATTACCATAGATAAATTGTATACCACCAGGTCCACAGGACTTACCTTTGTATGTTGCATGTTCTGCTTTTAGTTCATCAGGTATACCAAGATAGATTACAAAACTTAACTTACCATCATGATCATGTGGTGGGTTGAAGTCATTAGGTTTTTGATAATTTATCCAAAGAGCTGACATCACATACTCTGGCATCTTATCGTATGGTTTGTTAACAAACTTTTGATACGCTTGATCGTACACTCCGATGTATTGTGATAGTGTGGGTAGTATCTTTTTCTTTGCTTGATCTCCATAACCAACTTCTTTGTCTAGGATTCCTGCTAGTTTAGTTGTGTAATCTTCAGTACACTTCTTACCTTCATCTAATAATAATTTTTTAAACTCTTCTTTTATTTTTAATCTAACAACACAAGGTCCCCAATTTAATATTGCTATCGGTATTTGTTCAGTCATAATTTTCTTTTCAACTCCTCTAGATATTCAAAGTTTTCTTGACGTCTTACTAACTCTTCCATGTCTTTACTTTGTTTAGTTCGAAGTATCTTTGCATGTTTACGCCATGCCCAGGAATTTATCTGTCCTGACCATTTCATAATAAAATGCAATCCTTCGTATATGTATTTATCGAACATTTTTGTTTACCTCTCTGTACTCTTCTAAACTTATTACATTATCTTTTAATGCTTTTTGTGTATAGTGTTCTATAATCTGTTGAATCTTTGGTAACTTTGTGTGAGACCAAGGCCAAATCATACAGCACACATAATACGCATCTCTAAATGTACATCGCCATTTGTATTGCATCAAGTATTTTGTGCCGTCTTTACGTAGACCTTTTCTTGGTTTTTTAACAACTGTACCACAGCCAACTATTTCGTGGACCCAACGAATAACAGATTGATCAGTCATCGTTATTTCCATGCTTATACGTTGTGACATAGAAGTTCTATACCCTTTACCTTTGTGTTTCTTTTTCTTTTCAAGTCGTTTAGCAAAATAGATACTACCCTCACCATCAAAAAGTCCTGCAATATATGCTTTGTCTGTATCAGGAATCATATTTCCTCACGTGTAATAATATCGCCATTACAATAACTGTAACTACAATACCTATAAAAAATAAACCTATCATATTAAAAATAATTAAAGTTAATTACTATTCTTCTATCTTGGTCTGTGCAAAGAGAGCTAGAGTGTAATTCATGTGGATTAAAAAAAACAGCTCTATTTTCTTTTGGCATTACTTTTTTATTTCCAAAATATGTCCCACCATTATTTGTATTAATGTAAAACAAACAACCTTTGTGAGGAAAATTAAAATCAGTGTGTGGTCTATTTTTTCTTTTTTTATTTATATTCATATACATGCTACCTTTAATTCTTAACAAAGCTTTGCAATCAATTTTTTTTAAAAAATTTTCCCATAAATTAAAAAAACTACTACCTGGTGTATTGTTATTAAAAAACACATGTGTAAAATAATAATAACCTAAAGGGTCCTTATCATCTGTAATAGAATCATTAAAGTAAAATGGAAAACCACTACCACAAATAATATCTTTAATATTTTTAAACTCTTTTTTGTCTAAAAAATTATCTACTACTTCTATCATATCAACCACCACGCTTTCCGTGCACGTACTCGCATGGTGGCAAAGGCTCCACACCTCCACGGTTACTTACCGCTTCTTCGGTTGCCGTACAGGGACTAGCGCTAGGCTTTGTATGGACGGAGGTCCTTTTCACATCAGAATTTTTTATTAACCATCTTACAGTTGCAGTTGTTGGATCAAATCCATCAAATTTACTAGTGCACGCTGTCAGAAGTACCATCATCAATCCAACCCATATCAGTTGTTTCATAGAACTCACCCTCCGAATCACAATCCCAACATTGGTGTACTGTATCTTTACCCTCTGTTGCAACTTTTAAATAACCATTACCTTTACACGTTGGGCAAATAGTTACTGTTACTTTAGCTTTTTTTAATTTTGCCATTTAATTTCTTTGCTTTCTCGTTTGCTATTGATTCAATCGTCTTTGCTATAGATAACTTTGCATCGGGCAATAATACCTTTGATAACTTATCTAAAGTAGCGTATGTTTCTTTTGTTAG